GTATATGCTTGATACAAACATTTGTATTTATATACTAAATCAGAAGCCGATTTCTTATATAAGAAAATTGGAGAATTTAGAAAAAAAATACACTTTAGCCATATCATCAATAGTTTTATCTGAATTGCAATTTGGTGTATCTAATAGCAAGCACCAAGAACAAAATCAAATTAATGTAAATAGTCTTATAAGTAAATTAATTTAACGGATTAGGCTTAACCCCAGTTTTCTTAACAATTTTACGGATATGTAGAATCTCTTTGTAGATATGTTTCAACTTTCCAATAAGGTGGATAGTGTCTGATAGGTTATTGAGGTAATCAATTTTGATATGTGGTGTATATTTCAACAACTCCCTAGTAGTTCGCAGATTCTTAATACGCCCATCAATCTTATCTTTCATCGAACTGAACTTTAGCGATAAATCCAAACTATCAACATCTACATTCTCCATAGAAGTTATACGTTCTAACCATTTTAGATCACGATTAAATATAACTTCATTATCTTGTATTTGCTTTACTACAAGAGCTTCACTTTTAGTATCAATCATACCCGCATTGCTTTTGCCCCATAGTTATAATTATTCCTACTTTGCTCTCTAGTTTGAGCTAATCCCAAACCATCGGTGATAACAAACTCAAGTGCATTCATTAAATGGTCATTACCTTTCATAATCTTACCATTATCATCACGTGAATAAGCTCGCCATTCAGTCAGGAATTTTTTGCATGTATTGAATACTTTAAATTGCCCAGTACGTATGCGTTCTAATACTTTATCAACTGCTAAATTTTTGGCATATTTGGCCAGTTTTAAATTCATCCCAGCACGCTTGTAGTCATCAAATAGTCGACTACCATCTCTTTGACTTCCTTGATTAACCGCTGGATCACAAATTCCAACTTGCCAATCACATCCTATATATAAGAGTTTAGCTGCGTGCTGTGCTGCAGTTAATTCATTGTCGCTATACTCATCTACGACATAGACAACGTCATTATCTCTATCATACGCAATGAATACCACGGCAGTTGGCGCAAAGAATCCTACATCCATACCAAAAACTTTAGCCCAGTGTTCATGAATATCAAAGGCATCAATCTCAAGCGGATTAATTACAAACTTACTTTCTGGTATCTGATAAACTAAACCTGTCCCAATAGATGGAATACCTTTCTCTCTAGCCTCTAGTTCATGTGGTTTTAGTGCTAGGCGCAATCTTTCTTTAGTGTCATCTGCAAGATGCGGGTTATCATCCCATGTAGCCTGTACGTAAGCCTTTCCGTTGGTTACACTTTCTGGTTCATTCCTAAATATTTCTTTCTTTTGAGCTACACCTTTATCTTCCACTTCATCCTTATTAATAACAACCATTCTCTCTAAAAAATAGGCTGTCATTTCTGTATAACCTTTTAATGGCGTCATCGTAAGCATTAAACGACCTTGTCCAAAGCCATCAACGTCAGATAAACGCATCTGACACTCAATAAATATAGAGTGTGGTGGTTCTTCGTCTAAGTGTATTAAATGGCATCTTGCACCTTGGAACTTCTCTCTTCCCTGTTGGTAGGATTTAAAGTACAACGTAGATACACCGCCGCTAATATGTTTGATATGTACAAAATCAACTGCACCAGTAACACCAGACAACATAGCTTTTTTAACAATTAAATCTTGATGAATTAGGCCTTGGGTAAATCCATTATTTTGAGAATAGCCACCGAGTAACTTGAACTGTAATACATTACGGGTAATTTCATAATTCTCAGAAGCTACCCAGCAAATGATAGGATGGTTAAATCTATGACCTTTCCACCAACTAGGATATCTACCTGTTAGATGTATAGCATCTTCAAGACAACCACAAAACGTCTTGCCTGTACGATTACCAGCTAAGAATAAACGTTCAATAGCATGTTCACCTAAATCATGAAAAGCCTTTTGCTTGTCTGATGGCGTGTAATGTAAAAAACGTTGGTGATAAGTTGTCGCAATATTTGCCATAAATTTATCTTTTCTCTGATTCTAATTGTCTTTTTTTAGCTTCTGCCTTCTCATGTATTTCTATTACATATTCATCCTCCAAAAAATCAAATGTATCTATTTCTTTATCTAATTGATTGAAGTGAAAATCAGTTTTAGCAAGATCGCTTAATGTTTTTAAGTTTGAAACCGTTTCTTTGATATTTTCACTAGTTGTAGTTTTTTCAGGATTATATTTATCTATATTAAAAGAAACTATTTGAGTTAATTTTTCACATAACGAAAACCATTCTTTCTTTAGATTAGTAGCCCTATTTTCTATATTCTCTTCATCAAAGTTTTTAAAACAAAATGTACCATCTAATTCAGCACTGGGGTTTGTCTCTTTCAGTATAAAATCTTTAAGGCATTCTTTCTTATGTTTTTCAAAGAGGTTGCTAGCAGGAACGGGTTTTATACTCCACTCTGCTTCTATTATTTTATATGGAGTATTTTTAAAAACCATTTCGTTGCAATAATTACTCATATGCTCATCTTTATATTGCTTAAGATAAGCACAAACTTCGCATTTTTTCATAATATTTCTAATCCTTTATTGTATAATCAATATAACTATTGCAAGTAGTTAAGTCGTTTTCATCATGTCCTAAAATATCAGCTATATAGCTTTGTTCACTCTGCCTATAATTTTCTTTTATTGTTTTACAGGCAATGGTTGCATAGATAGCCCGTAAATCTTTTGTTTTTACTTCGCCTTCCACGAAGCTAGAAAAATGTTTTTTTACTTTAACACTTAAGTCTTTAGAATTGTTATTATGAAAAGACTTTTTATTATCAACGTATCTAGTATGTTTTTTTCTAAATTGCTTAAATCGACTAATGATTTCTATTGGTGAACTTAAACACGGAATAACAAAAGAGCCTATCTCTCCTCTTCCTTTTGTTTTTAGTTGCCCTTCAAATAATAGATGCGATGGTGAATGTAGTTGAAACTTAGCAGTACAAGCTATTTCTGCAACTCTTCGGCCAGTTAAAGCAGCAAAGCCTAGAACGCTATTAATAAAACTACCTGTTTTTATCAACTCCTCGGCTTTTTTTATATAACTTGGATAATCAAGAATGAGTTTTAAATTATCTTGTTCGTTCTTTACAGATTTTTTATAAGCCTCTTGATAAGATAAAGTCTCCTCTTTATTAAGTCGCAATATATCTAACGCCATATCTTTATCCGAGTTAATTAGAACTGAACCTTTTATTGCATTTCTATATTGAGTAAAAGCATATTTGCGACTTCCTAAAGTATTGTAATTATCATCAATATAATTCTTCTCTTCTATTATTCTTTCTTTCACTCGAGAGGAGTTTAATAAGTTATCTATAAATTTTTCTGTTTGCGTTAATCCCATATATCTAATCTATTTATATAATTATTATTGTGTTATTTTTTATCTCTAAATTCTCTTAGTTTATGGAACTCGTGATAAGACTTTAGATGTTCCCCAGTTAACTTGATGTATTCTTTTCTAATAGAATAAACTGATTTTTTACTTATATATTTTTTAAACCTTTTTTTTACTTCTTTTTGTATAGGAATAGGGGCTTTACCTTTTTTCGTTTCCTCAATAACAAAGTCTTTAATACGTGGCTCTATTCTGTTATTTTTTTCTGGGAATACACTCATTTCACACCTCTGTTGGTTTGTTGGTTGTGTTACTAATCTTTAAGCGCTCGTAATGCGCTACACGATTATGATTTTCATTTAAGTTATGCTTTGAATGATGTTGTTTTATTTCCGCTTGATGGTTATCTAAATATCTAGTAATTACAGGAATACTAAGAGCGAGTTTATTAGAATCGTCATCCTTACGTTCTCTAGCATAATCAAATATAGCCTTTTGACTCAAAAACCTTAGATTGTATCTCTTCTCCTCAGTATCATTCTCTAGCATCATTTCATCTACAATCTCTATAATCCTAAGATCGGCAGCTTTAGAAGAATTTCTAGCATTTTTATTTACCACTACATCAACATCTATTTCTCTTACTTTCGTTGTACTCTCAGCCAAACGTAGCATTGTTTTTTTTAATTTATAGTATAGGAATTTCAAAGTTTTTAATACTCGCCGTCTCAACTTTCTGATAATAATTTGATGCAAAATTTAAAAGATTACCATGATCGTTGACATTAAATTTAGAAATTTTAGGAAAATTACT